GTAAATGGGTCTGGGGCAACGGAGATGTTTTAGATTTTTCTCCAGGCGATGCTTATGCTATGAATATCAGTTACGAACACAGTGTTCATAATAATAGCAATGAAGATCGCTATCATTTAATTATTCATCATCACGATTCTACAGAAGAATGGGAAAGGATGATGAAAAGTGCATTGGAAAAACAAAATGAATCGGGTTATTTTTATTATAGTCAAGATCTCTACTGAGAGTTCTTGGTTAAACAGAAAGATGCTACAGTTGACTATAACTGGTCAGCAACATCTCAGTGACGGCGAATATCCTATCTATGTAGTCGATAGTTACGACGATATTGACAATTACTTAGATCAAGCAGAGTGGTTATTTGTAGAAACTGCAGGAGACATTATTGTAAACAGAGACCATTTATGGGAAAGAATGCAAACATTGTCTGATAAGGTTGGAGTTATGGGGCATCTAATGTGGTATCCTAATGAGTCTACTCCGCACTTACATGAACAGTGTTTTATACTAAACACTAAAGCCTTTAAAAATTATAAATTAAATCTAACACAAACATATCAAGATACAGGACCTGCATTTGTAAGAGGCGACGGCGATATGAATAATGGCCATGCACCGTTAAGTATAAAACTTTCAAATGAAATTGCTCAACGTGATATCAAGTTTGGAACAAAAGTAATGGAACATGCATTGTCCCAAGGATTTAATGTAGTTAATTTTGATGCCAAGTGGAGATATCCAACCTTTCACAAAAACTTTGTTAGCATAGAAGATCTTGTAGAAAATTTAAATTTAGACAAGAATAGATTTAAACTTGCATGTCGAGGATATTTTTATCCTACAACAGGATCTGAATTATTCGAAGAATGCTTAAGAACATTATCTTTGTCCCCTGAATTAGAAGAAACACAACTTCTTATAATATCAATGCTTCGAAAATTTTTATCATTTGAATATGTTAATATATGGCAATGGGACAATAATGCGCCTCATATACAAGCAGAAACTGTAATCAGTCCAGCGAACGGATTACTTGGAGAAAATATGGCATTAACTAGTAATGCCAAGAAAATTATTTTTTACGATATAAATCCTAATAACATAGAATTTAAAAAGGATTTGTATACTAAATGGGACGGCGTAGATTATCAAAAGTTTGGAGAAGAATGGGCCAATGCTAAAGGTTTAGATATAGAGCCAAGGTCTTCAAGTGCGCAAGACGATGCTCAACTAGTAATGAAAGATAACTTAAAAGTTTTTGAGAATTGGGAAAAAATAAAAAATTTAGATGTAGAATTTCATAGATTAGACTTTTTAGACAATATCGATGCGTTACTAAAAAATAAAAAGAATTTCTTTTTGCATACAAGTACCATCATGAACTTTTTTATTATTACAAATATCATTCACGACCAGGATAAAATTGATTCATTAAGACAAAAAATTCAAAAGTATTGTTTACAAAATAATGGACACTGGATTGAAAGTAAATGACATATCAACTAGTTGAGTGGTCGCCCGATTTAGATCTTTCTGAGTTTTACGAGGAAGCCAAGAAAAGAGGCTTTGAAAATAATTTCAGTCAAAAGGCAATGTTTGATTGTTTTAAGAACGAAGACAAATGGAAGGGCTGGATGTTAAAATATCAAGGCAGATATATTGGCGGCGTTTGTGCTCATAGTTTTGATAATGTTATGGGGCCGAATAGTTATAGAATACTTGCCAGAACTTGTATTTTTACAGATCAAACACATAATCCTCGTGTGCATACAGTAAAGAGTTTTATTAAAGATCAACAATGTTGTGCTAGTCAATTCTTTATACCTATTAGTATCCAATGGGCAGGCCCTGAAGCAAGATTGTTTGCAACTAGTAATGCTAATCCCATGGGCAGTCAACAGCGTGTAGATAAAATATGGTTTCCTATTCAATCAAAATTAGGAAGGTTTACATGGGTCAAGAAAGAATTTTATCGAGGTTGCGAACAAAATATATGGGAACTAAATTTGCAAGGATATAAGAAAAGTTTACCAGAACACTTACAATGGCCTTGTGAATTTCCGCACAACGATCCTAGAATAAATTATGCTAAACTTTGATACCGTAGAAGAATTTGAAACGTTGATAGCAGGTTTTTATTCTGCCCCATATGCTGTGGCTACAGATTCATGTACACATGCTCTTGAACTATGTTTAAGATATAGAAATGTAAAGAAAGCAAGTTGTCCTAGTCACACATATCTGTCTGTTCCTATGACATTTGAAAAATTAGGAATATCTTGGAACTTTAGAAAAGAAGAATGGCAGGACTATTATAATGTTGTGGATAACATCTATGATGCCGCAGTATTATGGAAAGAAGGAAGTTACATTCCTAATAGTTTTATGTGTTTAAGTTTTCAATTTAGAAAGCATTTAGGTTTAGGCAGAGGAGGTGCAATACTTTGTAACTATCACTCTGATTATGTTAAACTTAAAAAGATGTCTTATGACGGTAGAATACCAGGAATACCTTGGGCTGAACAAGATGTAGACATGCTAGGATATCATTACTACATGACTCCAGAAACTGCACAATTAGGCATAGACAAATTTAAAACAGCAGTTACACAAAGTCCAAAAATATGGTCTAACAAAGATTATCCAGACCTATCACAAATGAAAGTATTCAAAGATGTTAAGTAAAAACGAGTGGAGTCCTTTAAAGAGTGTTATTGTAGGAGTTGCCGATGGTGCAACTATTCCTCCTTTAGATATAAGTTTGCGTGTGGTTAATTACGCAGACAAAAAAGATGAAAAAGATATACCACAAGGTCTGTATCCTCAACAGGTCATAGACGAAGCCAACGAAGACTTAGAAGCGTTCTGCAATTTCCTTAGAGGTGAAAGTGTAGAAGTACTGAGACCAAAACGTACACCTTTACCTAACTATTACAATTACTGTCCTAGAGACAGTGTGTTAGTTTATAGAGATCTAATATTAGCATCGCCTCAACCACTACGTGCAAGACACAAAGAATACTTGGCCATGCATGAACACTTTGAACCTTTAGAAAGATTAGGTGCAAGATATATTGAAGCACCGTTAAATCGCAATGACGAACTGTATAATCTAAACTGTTTAGGAGACAAAGACACACTTGCCTTAAATGAAACACAACCTTGTTTTGATGCGGCAAACATACTGCGTGTCAATGATGACTTAATTTACCTTGTCAGTAACAGTGGTAACAAGAAAGGCGCAGAGTATCTACAAAGTCTAGTAGGCAATAAACGTGTATGGACGTTAGAAGGTGTCTACAGTTACATGCATATTGACAGTACCATTACACTACTAAGAGAAGGACTAATGCTGTTAAATCCTAGTAGAATAAAAAGTGTTGATCAATTGCCTAAGCCTTTACAAAATTGGGACGTAGTATGGGCGCCTGATCCAGGTGAAGTGGAACACTATCCAGGTTACTGCAACAGTAGCAAGTGGGTAGCAATGAACATTTTTTCTGTTAATCCTAATCTAGTAGCAATACCAGATCATCAACACGAACTTAGAAAAGAATTAGAGAAACACAAAATAGAATGTGCGATGCTGCCAGCAAGACAACAACGCACATTAGGCGGCGGATTCCATTGTGTTACGTTGGATTTAATCCGCGAATAATTCCAGTAATCTGTAGTGTGTAACGATTCTCAGTGCCTTCATTGTAAGCACCGTGTCTTTCTGCACCCATCCAACTAATCCAATCTCCAGCAATCCAGTTTTCTAAATCAACTCCGTTAAGTGTAAACCTGTGCCCAGGTTTTTTATCTTCTAGAAATACAATTATACGTTGGATAGAATTAATGTCAGCACCAGTTGTTTTAATAAAGTAAGGATACTTGTCTGAATGTTCTGGTAATGCACAGCCGGGTTTCATACAGTGTACAGCATACATCATATTAGACAACCAACTAAATGATTCCTCTAACTTTAACATATCAAACACAGGGTGCAGACCTTTATGTATGTCCATAGAAACTTCTACCTGTGAATACACATCTCCGTAGTCAATAGGAGAAAATCCTCTGCGTATGTTTTCTTGACTTTCGTAATTAACAAAAGGCAATTGGCCGCTGGTCCAGTGAGGTGTTATATGTCCTCTCATTATTCTTCCCAGACGTAAGGACCTTTTTTAGGCACTGCAAAGTTTAGATAGGTTTCAATCTTTTCTAAATCTTTTTTAGTTTTTAAACTTGTTAGTTCGTTGGCAAAGTGTAGTTCAACACCCAAGTCTAATGCTAGTTGTAATATTTCGCTACGTCTCTGTACATCATCAGTTAGACAGTACATACTACATAACACAATACCATCTGGACGTTCTTTAATATAATACTCGAGTCCTGGTTGCCAATCTAAGTGTTCGTTTTCAAACTCGTAACTAGTGTAAGCAATTTTATTCTTTTGGCAGTAAGGTTCGATAATAGCACGTTGCATTGGTAATGGAATGTCTTTGCTAAACTTACTGTTCCAACCTGCATAGGTAATAAAACTCTTGCCTGTGTAATCCATTACTTCAGATACTTCATAGTCGCCAGGTAGTCGCATAAACCCACCTGGTAATCTGCGTCCCCACTCTTCGCCCTCAATAAGAATACGCATGTCCATGCTAACACGAGTATAACCTTCATCATTGTTTACATTACCGTGAATATGCTCTTGGAAAAACAAATGACTTTGTCCAGGCTTTAGTGTTACAGGCCAAGCGTGTTTTAAACTCTCTTCTTCAAACTTTTCTAGGCTCCACTTTTCTGCTAGAACACGTTTTGTAATTTCTCTGCTAATGTCTAAATCTAACATCCACATAGTGTTAGTGCCACGGGCCTCTGTAAATGGAGTCCAAATAGTACGACAGCCGCGACCATTGCCTACAAAGATACCTTGATGGAAAGCAAGTCTACGTCCTACCTTTGCTTGATTAGGAATAACAACACGTAACGTACCTTGACGTTGAATCATGTAGCGTTTGTTGTTAATACGCTGTGGAACAATGCTTGCGGCAAACTCGTCAAAGCGTTCCATAAAGTCTCTGCGACTGCAAGCATTTTGTACATGCTGACTTACTTTAACAATTTCTGCCGGAGTTAAAACTTCATGAAGTGTTTCAAGTTCTTTTACTTGCGGAGCAACTTCTTGGATAACACTCAACGCCCATGCAGGCCAGTTATACTTCTCTAAGTCATAATCGACAACTTTGTTGTCCCAGTGTACTTGTAGTTCATTTAGCATTTAACTTTTCTCTCCAGAATTCAATAGTTTTATCTAATCCTTCATCTAATGTCACTGTTGGTTTCCAACCAGTAAGTTTAGTAATAAGATTATGATTACTGTTTAACCAGTATATTTCTCCTGGTCGATGTAATTTTCTTCCCCACTGTATTGTACCTGTCCAACCAATTTTCTTTGCAATAAGATCTGCATAGTCTTTAATTTTAATTGGATTGTCTGGTCCAATTGTAAGTATTTTTCCTGTATTAACAAGATGCGGATTTGTAATAACATTAACCCATGCACCTAACATGTCGTCAATATAGATAAAATTACGATAAGGTTCAGCATATCCAAATTCTGCTTCGTAAGGATTCAACAGCATTTGACTGATGAACTGTTCTGTAACAAAGAAATCGTTGTCTTTACGACCATAGCAGTTAGTCTGTCTAATAGCAGTAAAAGGCAAATCTAAACAACGATGTGCATATTCTAAATATTTTTCTACGCCATACTTAGCAACAGCATAGGGCGCATTAGGATTAGGTTGTGTGTTTTCATCAAATGCTATAGAAACATCTGGAACTCCGTTAAACTTAACTTGATCGCTAATAGGTTGCCAGCCATACACTTCCATAGTACTAGCAAACACAAAATTCTTTAGTCCTGCAACTTTACTAGCGGCTTCGATTAAATTAATGCTACCAACATAATTAATTTGACTGAATGTAGTTTGTTCGTAAAAACTTTTTTCTACTTCAGTACGTGCGGCAAGATGAACAATTACTTCCGGACAGTAGTCTGATACTTCCTTTTTTACACCGTCAAAATCTAGCAGATCACTTTTTAAGTGATAAACTTCGTTATCTTTTTCTAGTAGCGGAGCAAGGTGTTGACCTATAAATCCACTAGATCCTGTCATTAAAATTTTCATTGTCGTCCTATAATCATAAATCTTTTATACAAAGGTAACTCTAGTTCACCTGTCCAAAGTACATTTAAATTACTTTGGGTTTTAAATTCTTCTAAACTGTTGGCTGTTCTAACATGTTCGGGTATATTGTAATTATTACTTTGTAAAACTATTAAACTGTTATGTGGCATACCAGATAACCAAAAATCATATTGATCTTGTGTGATGTGCTCGCAACTAGTATTGATAATGATATCAGCATCACTTCGAATAGTACACATATCTGCTGTAACGGCTCTAAATTTACCTACCATTTCTTCTAACTTATTCATATTAGTAGCAATAGGTTCACATGTTGGATCAATGTCTACACTACGAATATAACTAACAGGTATATTACTTTGAAATAACAAACTGGCTAAAACACCAACCCATCCGCCGTGAATATCTACAGTAACAAACTTTTTAACATGAGGTCTTAAATTTTGTATTAGCCATTCTTTACTTTTAAGTTGACCAGACCAAAAGGCATCCATAGTCCGCATAGGATCTGGACTTTGTCGGATAGCCTGCATCCAATGATGTAAGTGTTCTGTGTCTATTTGCATTTTGGTATCTTACTGTCTGCTGAACTAACACAACTAGGTGTAATACATTTTTTAGATTCAGTAAACAAATCAAACCCTGTTAAAATATTTCCCAATGGCTGGTCATGGCAACTATAACTACGTTTGACTTCTGTACCTCTTATTATAACACTTTGATAGCCTGCATTGCAAGTCCAATCTTTAAACTTGTTAAATCCAAAAGCATTAAAACGTTCTGCTTGATCAAACAGATATTCTTTGTCGCCATCATATAATGCAATTTGGTAAATTTCTTCCCCTTGGCTTTGCTGTGGAAAGCCTGTTTGCATTAGATTAATCATATCATCTGTGTAGCCAGAAACTACTTGACTAGCACTAGGATCGCTTTGTGGTTTTAGTGTTACGTTGATTCCACGTTTATGCAGACGTTCCATGCGCTCATATAACTCGTAAAACAGTTCTGGGACCATTACTTGGTTAACAGTGACATAAACTTGTTCATACATTAACTGCAAACACTTGTCACCGAACTCTTGTTCTTTAGCATGTTCTGCATGATAACTTGCAGTAATACTTCTGCGTTGCCAAGCACTAGTAGCATCACACCAAACTTTCCACCACTTGCTTCCTGGACTCAGATTAGTAGTCATGTGTATACTTTGATATGGAACAGTAATATCGTCCATGTGTCTTACCAAATCGATAAGACGTTTATAAGCAGTAGGTTCGCCGCCACTAAAACTCCAGTGAAATTCTTTAAAGCCGTTTGCTCTTGCTTGACGTTTTATTTCATCTACTGTGTTTGTATAAACTTCAAAGTCTTGATGGTCTAGTTTATCACTACGAGCATAAGGCCAGCAGTATGAGCAGTTGTAATTACAAAAACGTCCCAATATCCAACTGGTGTTGAATAAGGGA